TAACAATGGCAAAGCTAAAGATAACAAGGGCTAATGGAGAAGTATCAGAGCACAAGATAACTCCAGGTGTCGAGTACGCTTTCGAATTGAAGTACGGATCAGGCATTAGCAAAGTCCTACGCGAGCACGAACGTCAAACAGAGATCTTCTGGCTGGCTTATGAATGCTTGCGTAGGGCTGGCGCACAAGTACCTTTATGGGGAACAGAGTTCATCGATACTCTTGAAACCGTTGAGGTATTAGACGAAGAAAAAAAATAATACAGCGCAACTCAACTTTATACAGCATTGCCGCTTTAAGTGTAGAGACTGGAATTGCGCCTAGCGAGTTTATAAATATGGACACAGAAATGTACGCAGCCATCGTACAGGTCTTAACAGATCGGGCTAAGGAGATCAAAAATGCCAGCAGAGGTCGTAGGCGTTAAAGATGTCCTTAAGGGCTTAGTTAAAATTGACGAGGATATGCGCCAGCGTATTAGTGTGGCTATTGACCCATTAATGCGTGGCGTAGCTCTTAAAGCTAAAAGTTTTGTACCTGGCAATGGCGATGTTTTATCTGGCTGGGTTAAACCATTATCATCGGATGTTGGCTATAAGCCATTTCCCAAATATGATGCAACTGTAGCAAGACAAGGCATTGGTTATAACCCTGGCAAGAATAAGATTACTAAAAATGGATTTCAAGTCAGCCAGTATGTTTATAACGTAAGCCGCCCTGGATCAATCTATGAAGTAGCAGGCCGATTAAACCCACAAGGCCGTGCACCATTTGAGTATAGAACATCCGAAGGACAAGGCGGCACATACAGCAAGAAGTCTGCTCGTAGTAAAGCAGTACAGGCTTATAACTCAAACAATCCATTTGCAAGCCAACAATTTATAGCTGCATTAGAGCCTGTAACAAAACAACCAAAAGTTAAAGATGTGCGTGCTAGTGGCCGTAAAACACAAGGCCGTTTAGTTTATAAGGCTTGGGCACAAGACAGTATGAAGGTTTATGAGGCAATAGTAAAAGCCATTAATGGCACAGCTGATAATTTCAACAAAACCACACAGATTAAGAAGGCAGCGTAATGGCCAATATATTTGTAGCCGCAACGGCAACCTGGAATGGCAAAGCCCTTAAAGGCGCACGTAAAGATATAAACACCTTTGAAAAGCAGATACAAAAACTAGGCAGGACAATAGGCGTATCACTTAGCGCAGCTGCATTAATCAATTACAGCAAGAAAGCCGTTAATGCCTTTGCAGCAGACGAGAAAGCTGCTAAAGCCCTTGAGCAACAATTAAAGAATACTGGCTATCAATTCAGCGCACCAGGCGTTGAAATGTATATTGCTAATCTACAAAAGGTTAGTGGTGTATTAGATGATGAGTTAAGACCAGCGTTCCAATCATTGTTGACTGTCACTGGATCAATTACCCTAAGCCAAGAAGCATTAAACACCGCTCTTAATGTAAGTGCTGCAACAGGTAAATCGTTGGCAGAAGTTAGCCAAGCATTAGCAAAAGGCTACTCAGGACAAACCACAGCTCTTAGCAGGTTAGGCGCAGGCCTAAGCAAAGCCACCATTAAGGCTGGCGATATGGACAAGATCCTCGCTGAGTTAAATGATAAGTTTGCTGGACAAGCACAGGCACGATTAAGCACTTACTCAGGCAAAATGGATCTATTAAGAGTTGCAAGTGCTAACGTGTCGGAAGAAATTGGCAAAGGCATTATTGGTGCTTTAGAGGCTTTAAGTGCAGATACAAGTATTGAAGAAACCACTCGAAAAATGGAAAACCTGGGTAAAACCACAGGCAATACCATTAAAGGTTTTGGAGTATTTATTGCCGAGCTAAAGAAAATACCTGGGCTTACTACATTAAAAGATATTGTGACCTATGGAAATATATTTAATACATTAGGCAAGTTGAACGAGATAAACTCGCAAGGCAAGTACCCAACTGCCGCAGCTAGAGAAACTCCTGCTATGGGTCGTATTGCAGCACAGCCAAGAAAACTAGAGGCTGCTGCGTTGAAGAATAGCGTGGCATTACGTAAAGCTGAAAACGATCAACTGAAGAAAAAATCAGAAGTAGATAAATTAGCCGAAAAGTTTGACTTAGAACGCATTGGCTTGGCCAAGGCTTTGAATGATGAAACTAATGAAGAAATAAAGAAACGCATTGAAGCCAAGATAGCAATATTAGATAACAACGAGGCACTGGCCAAAAAGATTTTGGCTGAGATGGAAGCTGCTCGAAAGGCCAAAGAATTGGCAGATGCCTTTGGTGGCGCAGCATCTCAATTAACGGCGCAAATAGCCAAGATGCAGGCTATGAATGATGCTTTGATAAATAAGATTAACGAAAAGATAGCCGCTGGTGCTTATACTCCACCGCCAGGATTAAACATACCGGGCATTAGCCAACTATTCCCAACACCACAAGGGCCATTAGGCAGCATTGATTACACAGTGCCAATGGGTAGCGGCAACCCAGTTTATGCACCAGGCACATCAGGCACACCAATGTCTTATGCAGACGTTAGACTTACAATCGATGTGGCACAAGCAGGCGATCAATTCGCTCAGTTAATAGCCGATAGCGTGCAGGTAGCACAGAGAAGCGGATATAGCACTACATCTGCTGGATCATTAAACTAATGACCGTACCTGTAGTAAATGCGATAATTAACTTTAGCACTGGGCCAGCAACCGCCCAGGCTATGATCTTTGACCAAGGCATATTTGGCACAAACGTCTTTGCAGATTCAGCAGCTGTAATCGTAGATGTATCTAGCCAAGTGTTATCTGTGCAGACCAAGCGTGGTCGTAATGCACTATCGGATCAATTCCAGACTGGCAACCTAACACTGCGCATAGTAGATCAGAACGGCGACTTTAACCCACAAAACCCAGCAAGTCCTTATTACACATTACTAAGCCCTATGCGTAAGGTGCAAATCACTGCCACATACTCAGGTATTGTTTATCCGATTTTTCAGGGTTTTATTACAAGCTACGTAACCACATATCCTAAAGATGCAGAAGATGTTGCATATACAACCATCCAAGCTGTAGATGCCTTTAGATTAGCCAATAACGCACAGATCAGCACAGTTACAGGCGCATCTGCTGGAGACCTAACTGGCACACGTATTAACCAAATTTTAGATGAGATCGACTGGCCTAACTCTATGCGTGATGTGGATGCAGGTTTAACTACAGTGCAAGCAGATCCTGGGACAAATCGGACAGCACTACAGGCTATGACTACAATCGAAAACAGCGAGTACGGCGCATTGTATGTAGATGCTAGCGGCTCGTTTGTATTCCAAGATAGATCAGTAACTGTTAGCTCTATTGGTGGCACACCAACACTTTTTGCAGATGATGGCACAGGCATCCTTTACAAAGATGCTACCTGGATTCTTAACGATGTTTTAGTATTTAACAAGGCAACTGTGTCTAGAACAGGCGGCTCACCACAGGTTGCAACCAACCAAGCCTCTATCGATAAATACTTCTTGCACTCCTACTTTTTAAATGACTTAATGATGCAGACTGATGCCGTAGCCCTGGACTATGCCTTGGCTTATGTGGCATCCAGAGCTGAGACCAGCATCCGAGTTGACTCCATTACCCTGGATCTATACACGCCTGACTACAACACAGGCATCCTGGCATCCCTAGAGCTTGACTTCTTTGACCCAATCACGGTGCTGACCACCCAGCCAGGCGGATCAATCATAGAGAAAACCCTACAGATTTTTGGAGTGAGCCTAAACATCACCCCAAATAGTTGGAAAACCACCTTCACCACGCTTGAACCGATCATAGATGGGTTTATAATAGGCAACGTAGATTACGGTGTCTTAGGGCAAAACGTTTTATCTTATTAAGGAGTAGAAATGCCAACAGGTTTACCAGCCGTAACAGGCGATGTATTAACAGCAGCCAACTATAACTCATTGGTTGCCTTCACGATAGGCACAGCAAACACATCTGATTACACAGCTGTACTTGCAGACTCATACCAAGTGCTAGAGGTAATGAACAAAGCAACCGCTATTGCATTTAAGATCCCAACAGATGCAAGCGTGGCATTTCCAGTTGGCACAGCACTTACAGTATTAAACATTGGCGTTGGTGACTGCACAATTAGCGCAGTAACACCTGGTACTACAACAGTATTAAGTGCTGGCGCAGTTGCAGCATCTCCAGTCCTTGCACAATACAAAACAGCAGTCTGCATTAAGACAGCTGCTAATACTTGGTATGTGGTAGGCGGAATTGCTTAATACAGTATTAGGAAGTTTATCTAGTGGAGTTGCGGCTGCTACTGGTTCGTTTGAATCTATTGCTACTGTTACGGCTACTGGTAGTGAAACCGCATTAAACTTTACATCAATACCTAGCACTTATTCTCATTTACAAATTAGAGGGATTGCTAGAAGTTTGGAAGTGGCTGCTAACTCACGCCGAGGCACTATTAGATTTAATTCTGATTCAGGTTCAAATTATACCCAACACAGTTTGCAAGGGGATGGCACTTCGGCAAGCGCATTTGGTTATAGTGGATTAACTTATATTTACATTGAACAAATGGCATTAACAGATGGTTGCATTGCTAATGCGTTTGGTGTATCTATTATGGATATTATTGACTATGCCTCAACTTCAAAATTCAAAACTTTAAAAGTTATTAATGGTGGTAGCAACAACAATACTAGCACTTCATTTCAAGTTGGATTAGGTTCAGGATTATGGCGTAGCACTTCTGCAATTACATCTATTCAAATTGGTTTAGATGGTGAAACATTTAAATCAGGTTCAACCTTCGCCCTCTACGGAATCAAAGGTGCATAATGCCAGCCACATATGAGAAAATTGCATCAACTACTTTAGGTAGTGCATCATCAACAATTACCTTTTCATCTATTGCTGGAACATATACTGATTTGAGATTAGTGTGCGTTTATACAACTGCCAGTTTTGGTATTTTTACAAGGGTTAGATTTAATGCTGATAACGGCGGAAACTACTCAGATATTTACATAATTGGTGATGGCTCAACTGCATCAAGCGCAAGAGATACTGGAAGTCCAAGTTTTATTGGTTTTGGTGCATATCCAAACGGCATAAGTTCTGGTCAATACAATTTAGTAGAAGCAGATATATTTTCTTATGCTGGTTCAACATTTAAAAGTTGTTTAATTAGTTCATCTTTAGATAAAAATGGTAGTGGTGATGTTCAAAGATTATTTGGACAATGGCGTAATACCGCGGCAATAACCGAAATAACAATTTCAACAAATGGTGGCACTATGTCTGCTGGTTCAACCGCAACCCTCTACGGAATACTAAAGGCGTAACTATGGCAACCTATACTTTAATAAGTTCAAATGTTTTAACAACAACAGCATCCAGCATTACCTTTTCATCAATACCTGCTACCTATACGGATTTGGTGTTAAAAGTGAGTGCTAGAACTGATTTTGGAAGTTTAGTAGATACTATTGGAATTAAATTTAATAATGCAACAACCAATTACTCCGATACTAACATCAACACCAATTCAAGTTCAGGTTCAGCCGGCTCATCAAGATCAACTGGGTTGGCTTATATTAATGGTTTTAGAGCAGCCGTTGGTTCTACTGCAACATCATCTACTTTTAGCAATGCAGAATTTTATATTCCATCATATACAGCAAGTCAAAACAAACCAATGTCTGAGTTTAATGTTAGCGAAAACAATGATGCAACTGCCTACATTTCAGCCGTCGCTGGCTTATGGTCTAATACTGCTGCCATAACATCTATTGTATTAAATTCAATTAACTCAGCCAATTTTGTGTCGGGTAGCAGTTTTTATTTATACGGAATATCAAACGCTTAACAAAGGAGAAGAAATGCCAACTAAAGTGATCGTAGATTGTTCAACAGGTGAAACCAGTATTGTTGAATTAACAGCAGAGGAGATTGCTGATCTAGAGACAGCACGTCTAGCAGCTGAGGATCAAAGAGCAGCAGAAGAAGCAGAGGCAGCAGCAAAGGCTGAGGCTAAGGCTGCATTGCTAGACAGACTTGGCATCACTGCAGACGAAGCAAAACTTCTTCTAAGCTAATGAAGCCGTGGTTATGCGCAGCAGGAGTCGAGCTTAGAGATGCCGTTACTACCTGGTATCCAGATCGCAGGACTCAAGCTGATGGGTGGATCGGTGATGCTCGTCATTCCACGAGAAAATCAGATCATAATCCAGACGACTCAGGATGTGTCCGAGCCATTGATATTGATTCTAGGCTGGATTCATCCGAGGGGCTCTCAGTTTATTTGGCTGACCAAATCAGAGAATGCGCAAAAACCGATAAACGCATATCTTATGTAATTCATAACGGAAAGATAGCAAGCAAGATCCTGGGCTACAGATGGCGTACATACAAGGGCTATAACAAACACACAAAACACATACACATTAGTTTTACAAAGGCAGGCGATAAAGATGGCAGGCCGTTTGATATACCACTACTAGGGGGCAAAATATGAATATGAAAAATCCTTACATTCTAACTGCTGGTGCATTTCTATCAGCTTGGGCAGCATCCAATTTTGCAGCTGACTACCGCTCTATTCTATGGGCTGTACTTGCAGGTGTATTTGGGTATGCAACTCCGAAGAAGTGAGCATAAACGAATGGGTAGCTGTAGCCGTTGGCGCAACTACTTTAACAAGCACTGGATTGCTGGCTCTACGCTGGGTTATTAGACAATACCTGGCTGAGTTGAAGCCTAACTCTGGTACAAGTATGAAGGATCAATTAACTCGACTAGAACAGCGTGTCGATGATCTCTTTGTTTTAATTAGTAAGCGATAATTTTATTATGGCAACTAAACGCAAACCAAAGAAGAAGCCAATGCGTAAGCGCAGGACTACTAAAGAACCTGTACTA